GTTCGGGATAAGAGGGAGTTCTCAGAACGGTCGGAGGCGATTTGGCCTCCGCGCACAAAGACTGATCTGGCATTGCGTCGCACGAGATTGCTCGACTACGTAATTGCCGCTCGGTCTAGTGGGTTGGTGGATGATGTATACGAGACGATGTGTATGTCGCGTGAAGGATGGGATTTGATATGGATGACGAACCTGGTCTGCGCCTCGCTCGTCTTCGGCATAGAGTGGGTGCGGAGATGGAAATGGATGGGGGCGTATGACAATGATCTACAGCACTACATTGACGTGACAAAGAAGGTGAATGACCTAATAAAAACACGAGGGGTAGATGACCCAAGATGGTTGGACTATGCTGAATGCGCGACTATGACGGGGTACCGCAACATGCCTTTCCCGGGATTTGACGTGATAGACGAGGCACACAAACTGGCCGACGGTGGAGACGAGCACGACCTGTTTGGCAAGAACTGGGACGACCTGGTCCAGAAGTACCTGCCTATGCCTTTTGTGCCTGTAACATTCGTGCCGTTCGACGAATTTGTGACAGGCGCAACTTGGCTAACCACAGGGGCGTCGAGTGTGGGACGGGTTGAGCTGCGCTTCGCAGATGGGACTACAAAACGAGTTAAAGCGCGGAAGAACATGCTTGCTGACGTATATGACTTGGGTGAACTGGCTACTGTGGCGCAGTTCTCACGAAAACAGGTGTCTACCACTATAGTTAAGAGTGAGCTGGGTAAGTTGCGGATTGCTGTATCAGGCGATATATATACGTATTTGCAAATGACGTGGATGACTTATCTACTTGGGGGTTCGTATCATGCCTGGCCTGGTAGCACAAGCGAAGAGACCTTCTCCGAGCAGACCCAACGCATCGCTAAAATGATGAAGCTCTGCGCCACTATGTTTGGCTTGCCCTACGACTACGCTGGTTTTGACCATCAACCAACGACAGCAGAACTGGTGGCTATCGTACGCCATCTGCTGCGTGCAGCTAGGCTCAATGTTCCTCATGAATTCAAGCGCATGTTTGACCTCATGGTGGATGACATCTGTGCGGGGTTCGTAGACTCCATGTTGATGACACGAGACGGTGAACGGGTTGACTGGGTACTGGTGGTTGGAGGACTGTTGAGCGGTCTGAGGTGGACGTCAATCGTGGGCGATGCTTGGAACAGCGTCATGACAGGGTTAGCAATTGAGGTGCTGGTAATGTGGGGTGTGCGTGAGGATGAGATTCAGAGGTTCCTCAAAGGCGATGACAGCGCCATTTTTGACCCGAAGTGGGCAACTCTGGCTGCAATGAACCTCGCCTACTCAGCGATCGGCGTGAAAGGTGGTGAAGGGAAGTTCTCAATTCAGGATGGGAAGATGGAGTTCCTCCGCGTGTGGATCACAAAGCATACAACGATCGGGATCGCAGCAAGAGCAATGCCCGGATTGACTCAGCGAAAACCATGGTCGAGTGACCCCTGGTCAGCACAGATGGTGCTCTCTGCCGTCTGTGACGCCTTCAAAACCTTGCGTCGACGTCTCCCACATCGGATTGTACACCTTGACCGGTTGTGGAATGTTCTGAAATCCATCTGGTGTCGAAACCACAATATTCCGATCTTAGCTCTGAAAGCCGCGACAACCAGCGGGGGACTGGGTCTTGAGCCGCCTCGTGTTGGATACCACTACACCGTCGAGCCAAGGATCCCGGTTGCAAACGCAGAAAAGCAGTTCTCGGTTACCAACCAGACGACATGGCGAAGTGAAAGATTGATACTACGTGCCAAAGAAGACTATGACATAAACCTCGATCCGGCTAGAGCCATCGAAGTAGCTCGTGAGCAGTTGATTAATACGATCACCGCTGACAACGTCCCAGACGTCGCACGTCACGTCAGAGATTCGTGGCTGCAAGCTGTCCGTCGAGTCGGTGTCAGAGTTGAGGAAAAGAAGACGGACATCATGATACCGTCGTGTCCGGTCGATATCGAGGCATATCAGCCTGATCGGGTCGACAATCTGATACTAGCTCTAAAATCTTATGCTCCGATGTTTGGCACACGACCCGAAATCGCGGTGGCCAAGGCGGACTACCGAAGCTTTTCCCCAGACATGTCCTTCAGCAACTGGATAAGACAATATTATCCGGGAGTCGCCAACGATTTACAAAAATTTCACCGTAGCTGGCATCTGTCAGAAAAGCTTGAATACCTGGAAGGTAGTTCATCCGTCACCACGACAAAACTGCATCCAGCACTGTCCCACGTGCTGCAGCTGATTGCGGCAACAGTTGTCCGTCCAGCTAAATCGACGATTAGGCACATGTTCTCTTGGGTCGCCTCGGCGTTTGAAAATCGTCTATTTGTGAGTCCTCTTTCACAACGGACCTACCAGTGGTAATTGTTCGCACTAGACAGTGCCGTTCGTGCCGTAAGCACACCCCACCGTACGTGAACGTACGCAGTAGCAGGCGACCGGCCGAGGACTCCCGATCCTCCTGATGCAGGGTGTATTTGTAAAACGCATGTGCGTAACCTAAGT